GTATACGACATTTCACATTCCATACATACATATTTGTTGTGGTATGCTGTATTTATTATTTGAATCTTAATATTGTCTACAAAATCAAAAAAATTCTGTAATGATAGCATTGCTTCATGCTTACCTGATACATCGCAAGACCAAGTAGTAAGTTTAACTTTATCATGCAACATTGGTTGTATTAACATCATCTTTTGAGATGCTAACGCCCCTAAGAACCTTTTTGCTGTGTCTGTCCATCTCATCATTCACCTACTATGTGTTTATTTATTTAATTTATATTTAATTATCTTCTATTTCTTTATATATACATATATACATTTTATCACTTCAATAACATAATAAATTACTAATATAAAACTAATACTAAATACAATACATAAAACTAATACACTATTGTATAATATTCCAGTATGCAAGTAACGGGAACTAGTATTATTAGTATTAGTATATATAGGAAAACCCATATTTGAACCACGTTCCCTTCAAATAAGTAGACTTTTGTTTTATTTTATTGAATTTTGGGTTCATTTCCCACATATATTGGTCGATTTTGGTACTGGTTGGGTATCTATCCCCGTATAACATTATACTTACAATAGGATAGAAGTCAAGTCCTAAAATAAAAAAGATGAAATATGCGGCAAAGTTGTTAAAACTTAAACTATTTTGACTTTTTTGAAATTTTTTTCCCTGAAAACCGTTTCGCCGGATGTATACTTAAGTACTAGGGTAATATTAATAAACCAAAGGGGGCAACATGAAGTTGTTTGAAACTTTAACTTATGTTATTTTATTCTACATTTGTATTGGTTGTTTTCTTTGGAACTTTAACGCATTCAATTTTCAACAAAAAGTAATAATGTTCACATTAATTTCTGGATTTCAGTCCGTTGCGGGCTTGACAAGAGGAAATACTGAGGTATAATATATAAGGAAGTTCTTAAGTTTGGGGGAATGGTATTTAAAGTGTATAATTATAAATCATATTCATTTAATACATTTTAGTATCACTTCCCCTTTTTTAGTACATAACTTTCCTGTTGAGTTGTATTCTCTATACTGATTTAGTATGAGATACGGGCAAGCTCTAGGTTTTACAAATGCCCTGTAAAATCTTGGAAAGTTTAAAAGTTGCCGCAGACTTAACAGTTTAGCGGGGTTGGTTGGTGGGAAATTTTTATAATATAACTAAGGTTTACTTAAGTACCTTATAAGAGTGAGATCGCCGCTTCTTAACTCTAAACTTAAGAACATGTTAATTGCGGCTTTTTAATAAACAAAGCAGTTTAGCGGGGTAACCGGTGGGTTTCAAAAAACTCGCGTGCTACACTCATTGGGGCGACACTTAGCTATAAGGGAAAAGACAATGGTGCGTTATACTCGAATTATTTTAGCTACCCCGCTATATTTAACTGCTAGTTTATTTCTCTTATTATCTCTGAAAGTTTTCCCACCTGACGTAAGAGAAGAAGCAAAAGATAGTTTTATTTAATTATCAGCTGTTTTTCTAATAGAATCTCCAAAGATCCAACTAGCAATAACCAGAGTTACGTTTAGAGCCTGATCTTGGCTAAGACCCAAACCCAACGTATCAAAGCCTACAAAGGCCACGCCACCAACAGCAACCCAAAACCTTCTAGATGTAACCAACGACTGAATTTTATTCGTCATCAAACTTCTCCATGACTACAGGAACAGGATGCGCAACATTTACAATTTTCATCACATTGACAAACATTGTTAGAAATACTATTACTAATAGCATAACCTAATGTTGAGCCGAAAATCAAAAGCGCAATATACATATAGTATTTCATTTGTTTACCTCTTTTAAATGTCGAGCAAGAACGTCATAATGTAGTACTTCAGTATCGTCCAAACTTAAATTCTCTGGGCCGGGAATATTATATACTGCTTGATTTTTTTTAACTCTAATATAATTAAATATATTGAAAAGTGCTGGGATTCCCGAGACTACAGTAATTATCCCTACTAGTACTATATAATCCATCTATGCTCTTTCTATATTAGACCCCGCAAACACTCATTTAGTCACAATTTTCTAAAATATTTTTTGAGTGCTAGCACCTCTTTCACGATATATTATACCCCTAATTGTAACTTAACAGGTATAATCTCTGGATTTGATTCAGCAATACAGTTGTCTTGTACCGTACAAAAGTAACTATATTTTATATTATAATTTGGACCATACATATTCTCAGGCCATTCACACGTCCAGACATTAACACGCCACTTATTGTAATAAACATTCTTGGCGGTAATCTTATAAAAGTCTTTGACTGTACCTAATTTATCTAACACTTCTTCACGCACTAATTTTTCCTGTAAGTTAGGATCTATATCTTGCTTTTTCTGTACATTACTTTTTGCTGCTTTTTCTAGAGTTGGACTCATATAACTACTCCTTTGTAGAAACTCGCGTGCTATAGACTATCACAGACTCATTGAGCTAATTTGGAAAGTACACCCCCTTATTATTGATAAAAAGTATAGATAATTAATAAAATTATAAAAACTCGCGTGCTATAGACTATCACAGACTCATGGAGCTAGAAGGGGCAAGACGCCCCTACTTTCTTCGATTTTTTTTCTTTATTTCTCTGAGTTTTTACGTAACCCTATACACCGTAAGCACTTACGTTCATTATACAGTATAGATCGGCACAATCAACCCCTAAACTTGAGAAAATCTCCATAAGTCTTTATATATCAATAACTTACAAAAAAACTCGCGTGCCTGCGACACCTACCGGTCCTCGCAAAAAGCTAGCTTAGATGATACGATTGTCGTAAGTGATACAGATCAACAACTTATAGAGTGGCACAAGATTAGCACCAGAGAATTGCCGTAAGTCTATATATATCAATAACTTAGGGAGAGCGGGGCGGGGCCGCGAAGATGTAAGTCGTTTGATAGTAAGGGGTTAGGTCGATTTGTATTATTCAATAAAAAAACCCCCACGCGAGTGCGTAGGGGGAAAGGGCTGGGGAAGATAGGGCATTGAGCAACAGAGCTTTACCCTACCCTTCCCTGCTTCACCTTTTTATGCAGCCAGTGCAACCGCTGTATCCAGCGCTTTCTGGCTTAGGTTCCCATTCTGCCCAAACCATAACGAGTCCATACGGTTCTCATTGGTTCGGCCTTTCTCATAGTTAAGGTACTCAGTAACCCCATTGTAAGCGGCCCAATAAGTACCGTTCACTCCCGGCAAATCGTTGCCCTTACCAAGCAGGAAGAATTCTTCTACTTTCCCGATGATATTTTTCGTTCGGGTCGATAACTCATCTTCCTCTTGCTGATGCACGTCAAGCACGATTTTAACGTACTTGTGCAGGTCAGTAGCGTTGATCTGCTTTGAAGCCAAAAACCGGTATTGTTCGGCAGTTGCTTCAAATTCCTGATCTGCCAGATTCATAATGTCGCGTAGTTTTTCAACATTATTTTTGACAAATCGGTGATGGCGTATCCGAATCAGTTTTGAGGCTTTACTACTACGGGCCATTGATTCCGTATTAGCACAAACCACTCGAATCGGAGTAAATCCAAAGTGAACCGCCAACTTTCCATCGTGCCCATTAGAGAGTAAAGCAAATTTTGCAATCTCATCATTCTTCACGATTTCGGTATTTTCCAAACCTAATTGGCAAAGCACCCAAACACGTTCACCGCCACGCAAGGAACCAGCAGTATGCAAACGCATATCACCCGAATCAATCAGCGGTTCAAATACTTGGAACGCATCACGATTCTGCAATGGAGTCCAACGAGGACCAACAACGCCAAGCACCTTATTGTCTGAGGTTCTCACGGCAGCTTGGGCCTTTACCTCTTCACCCACAACCTGATCAGCCGCACCCATGCGGTACAACGGTTCGGTTTCAACTTCCCAATCCAAACCAGCCAACTTGAACGCATCCCAAAAATTGGTAGCGTCGTCAATCTCGGTTCCCAAACCATGCCAAGGGGTAGCGCCTGCGAAAACCATTTTCTCTACTTCGTGAGACATACTTCTCATCCTTTCAAAAGAGTCATGTTGTGTTTTATTCTTATGGTTTCATTATACTATATACATCGACAAAGTCAAGCCCCTACCTTTAAAATTTCTCAGAAAAAAAGAAATTGCCCTAAGTCCTTACCAGTCAACGAGTTACGTTGCGCGGGGCGGGCCTGCATCGTCCTAAGTGCTTACCACATAAGGGTTTAGAAAAAGGGTGGGCGAGATTTACCCGCGCCACCCTTATACCCTAGTCAGTACCGTCAACCATCCACCACAGCATTCCAATCGTGCCTAAGATAATTGACATAAGTAGATATCCTACCATGCACATATCCTTTACTTTAGAGTGCGGCTAACAGTTCTGCGGCCTCCTGTGGAGTAGGGATTCGACGTTGATCACTGAGGTATGGTTGCCATTCGTGATATAGTTCCGGGTAGCGTTTCTTTTCTGTAATAAGTCGTTGCTTAAAACTAGCGGGAGTCATTCCCAATTCGCTAGCAGCATCGCCAATACTGTTGAATGTGTTACGCTCTTTAATAGTGACGCGCAAAAAATCTTGTAAAGTCACTACTGCTCTCGTTTTAGTGCTCATAACTTACCTTTCAATAGTTAAAAAAAACTGGTCAGCATCTAGTACAGAATCACCTTCACTAAATTCAATAGTATCACATGGATAATATTCTCCCTCCTTTTTATCATAGACTATTGCCGGTTCCTGTAAAAATTCCGGCTGTTGCATTCCTTTCGCATATAAAAACTCTACTAACTCCCCATAATTCATACCTTGACCTTTCGAGAATAAGAATGTTTAACTTTATTTTTCCTTAACAATTGCAACGCTTTCGACGCTTCCGTGTCTTTCGGTTGTGTGCCGTGAATCAGCAAAGCAAAATCTTGGTTTTTCAATTCAGGGTCAGCAGCGTGCGAGTCATCATGGTCGATGTCCAAACCTAAATCTTCTGCCTCTTGCTCACTAAAAACGACCTTTGACGCTCTCAGATTATTTGCCTCAATCAAAGGGTCGGCTTTCCCACCATAACTTGCTGTCAAAATAAAATTTGGCAGACTACTAACCAGTGATTGATTATGGAGCCAATACGTTATTGACTTTGTGTAGGCGTAAAATAGTTTTTGTGGGAACATTTTAGCAATTGTCAACCAAGCTAAAAAATACTTTTC